TTCGTCTTACTATTACAGTATATACCAAAACCACCCTATACGCAATAGGGGGACACCCTATTTATTTATAGGGAAACTACCCTATACTTCCAGTATCCCAGGTAGGGTGTTTACCCTATGTTATATAGTGTATTCGTATAACCATATAGGGTGTTTACCCTATATAGCTATGCGAAATATTCCTAATTGGATAAAAATAGGTTGTATAGACAACTTGGGCGGGCGGGTGTGTACCCCAAACACTATAACCACTTTTCCAAATTTCACTATCGAGAAATAAAAAAACCCATTTGTAAAAATGGGCTTTAGTCTAAAAATTTTTTCTAAATCTTGTTATGGAGTAAAATCTATTCTTCTGGATGCATATATAGCATCTATAGTATCACTAAATTCTACACCTTCATCATTTAAATTATCTCCACAACAAAAATAAAATCTATGTTCTTCTTCTGGATAATTACCATAATTACTTAATGCATAAGGTGAAATACATCTATGTACTGCACCATTTGTATGATATTCTAAAGCATAATAGGGTCTATACTTAGGTTTATTACCAATTAACATTAATAAAGCATATTTTGTTTCTGTTACTAAATTAAATGCTTGTTCATAATCATAACTTGTTAAATCAATTGGTCTTACTTCAGCCCACATATGTACTTGTGGTAGCCAAAAATCTGGAAATTTTCCATTAGGCTTATAAATCCATTCTATGGGAAGATTATCAAAAAATACTGCCCATCTTGCTTTTAGCATTGATGAAAATAATTTTCCTTTGTATAAAGTTGGTTGTGTTTTACTATAGTCCATTTACATATCCTCTCCCATTAAATTTCCATAAAGTTCTCTTCTTTTAATTAAATAGGCATCTATAGCATCTTCTATGTCATTATAGTGCCCTAAGTGATATTTTTTCTTATTATGTGTTATTACTGCTTCATACATTCTTGCTGATTTATGCCAATATACACCTACATGACCAGTTTTACTATCTTTATGCCCTAGAAATGACATATTTATTGAATTTTGACTTCTAGTTACCTCTCTTAAGTTTTCTCTACGGTTATCTAGCTTATCTCCGTTGATGTGGTCTGTAAATAATCCTTCTTTTGGTTTCAAAATCTCTTTATGCATGAAGAAGGTCTTAGTTTTACCATTTATATTCCGTATAGAGATAGCATAACCATTACTATTCAGATACCATCTATATTCACTTATCCATAAATAGTCATTATCATCTATTAAAGCGAATTTATCTGAATGTTTTCCACGTAAATACAATTTTTGTGTCATATTTCCTCTACTGCAAATTGAGTTTCAAAGTTATACATCTGTTTTCTACGTTCTTCTACCTTACCAGTATCTTTACATTCAGTACAAATTAACCAATGAGGATATTTATACTCATGCTCTTCATCTATTTTATTAAACACGGGAGGATTATATTCATATAGAGGTACTATTACAGCCCACTCTTGTTTATTTTCTTGACATAACTGACATACACTCATTTCAAAGCTCCTTGACTTGCTAAAAGTATAACTACTACAATATAAAATATTATCATTCCACACATAAACGCCATAAATATTTTTTGTTCTCTTTCTTTTTCAGACATCCACCTTGAATTAGGCTTTTTTTTCATATTTAGCTTCCTCTACTAATTTCAGCATTTTTATATCCATATTTATCCACCCATTCTTTTACTATATGAGCTAATTCATTTATACACGAAGGACATAAATCATATTCTCTAGTATTACGAAATTCTAAAGAAAATTGTATATGACTCATTCCTTGTAAAAATTTATCCGTATCACTAACTTCTACACCACATCTATCACATTTTGTTATTTTAGACATTTTATCTCCTTAAAACAATAACTACAACACTCATCATCTGCACATGATTTATGTTGTAGTTATTTGTCCGCATTTTTGCCTTTCCTTTTCTTTCACCTTGGTATAAACTAATTATTTCTTCTTAGTTTTCTTTTTGTCCTTACTTTTATCTTTATCAGTACCACATTTAGCCATAATCATTCTCCCAATTTTTAGTATTACTTTTTCTTTTCTTACGAAGAGCTTTCCTTTCCTGTTTTTCCAGAAATCTTTCATATTCTTCATCAATTTGGGCTTGTGCTTCTTGTTCATCACTTAACAAACCCTGATTAATAACCCTACGAATAATCTGTCTTTCAATTTTAGGTGAATATTCCTTACTCATCTTTCTAATAACTCTCCATTTCTTTATTCTAACATATTTCTTATAAGTATTTTTCTGCCCCTGATTGGGTAGTATATATCATTGGCAGTTTCATCTGCAACCATCATTCTTACTAAGTTACTGTGTATTCTGTTACTTAAGCAAATTGGACATCCCCCATGTGGTCTACATGAGCTAGAAACACTACTAGCACGATAGTAGGGTTTACGATATTCTTTTCCAAAGTGGATTGCCTTTTCTAAGCTCATAGTATATATTATAACACATATTTCTTTATTTGTCAAGAGCGAGTTAGGCGTTTATCCCAATCCAACATAAACGCAATTTCTATCTCAGCATTAGATTTGTTACCTTTCATCTTTGTAAAGGTAGATTTACATATGGCAATAGCTTTATCCTTACCATATTCTTTACCTTCTTTATCTTTCTGAGGACTAACACGTTTTACACATCTTTCCATCCAACTATCATTTTCAGGTGAATCTCCACCCAGTTCTTTAGGCATCCCATAGGGCATGTTATTCTCTCCTTAAGTAGATGATTGCTTAGATAATTCTAATTCAGCTTTTAAAGTTGTTATTTCTGCTTTTAAAACTACTATCTCAGATTTCAAATCTACTATTTCTTGTTTTAAACAAATTATTTCTTCTTTTAGGCAAACAATTTCTTCTTTCAAATTTAATATCTCCAATTTGTACTCTATAATTTCATTTTTTAATGGTATATATTCAATGGCTACTTCATTATATCTTTTTATATATTGCTCAATTAGGTCTTTAGAAGCTCCCTGTATAATATCAGCAGCAGTAGCTTCATCTGTTTTTGCTTCTGCCTCTACTTTTCTTTTTTGTTGTAATATTGAATAAGTTCCTGCAATTGCTCCAATAATAGCAGCTAAAGCTGTAAGTATTTCATGTACTTCCATAGTTTACACCTTTAATTATTAGATTTGGTATTTCTTACATTTTTTGTGTTTTAAAAAATCATTTATTATAAATGCAGCAGCTACTAATAAGATACCAGCAAATAAATGTATTGATGCAGCCCATATATTAAGATTTTCTATAATATCTTCTGTAAAAGTCATACCTGATACTATCAAGACATAAATATAAAATGCTGATACATCTGCTAACCACAAAATAGGAGCTATTGACCCAGGTTGTTTATATTTCGCATAAAGATAAATCCAAAATGATAACCCAAACAAAGCTAAAATTACATTTGAGTATCTTAATAATCCTATTGATAATAATCTAGCTTCCATTTTATTATCTCCTATTTATTCATGTTCCATCCTGCATCATCAGCATCTCTCCACAAAATTTCCACTTTTTCATCATGTGTAGGTTCAGATGGGGGTTGGTTTCCACAAAATTTAATAAAATCTTCTTTTGTTCCATTAAAATAGTCTAAGTCTATTTGTAAACTTTCTACACCATATTTTGTTCCATTACCTTTGGGTGTATATTGCCATAATGTCCAAGTTGTCCAAGGTGCAGGAATTGTGGGTTTTTCTACATAATAATTAGCAATCCATAATGGATATTTAGCCCATGCCTCGTCTGTTGAACCAAACTCTTTCCAAAAAGCAGGGCCTGTGTAAATCATTGGTATTTTGTTTAATTGGTCTTCAACATAGTCAAGCCAATTCCACAAATGCCCATTTGCATTATAAGGCACACCTACACGGTCTTCAAAATCTACTACAGGTGTAATTTCTGGTAAATCATAAGCTATTGCATCACAATAGTATTTTGCTTGTTCAAGCCCTGTTTTATTCCATGAGAGCCAATGATAGCCTCCTCTTGGTAATACTCCTTTTGCATCTCCCCATGAATTTTTAAAAACATGGTCTGTCCAAAGTCCTTGACTTACTTTAATAATGGTAAATTCTGCTCCTGCAGCTTTCATCATTTGAAAATTAATTTCTCTAACAGTTGTATCATCGTCTTGCCAATGAGAAATGTCTGTTCCTAATATCATGTTTATCTCCTGATTAATTATATCATACTTTATTTAAGTAGTCCATATTGAAGGCCCAAATATAGTAGTAATTCCACTAGAACCATTAATATAAGCTGGTTTACCAGTACCACTTCTATATATTCCAATTCCAAAATTATCTATCCAAGGCCCTCCTGTATCTCCATTTCCTTGAAATCTACAGTTACCTAATCCAATAGCATCTGTATCATTTCCAGTAGCTTTTAATTCCCAACCATTAC